TGAGACAGTAAAGATTACCTTAGCTGCTGCTGCACTACCCTCAACAAGGGCTTGCATCAAAGCTTCTAAAGACTTTAGATCGCCAAGGAATTCCTCAACACGACCCCGTCCATAATCTTCACCGTCAACAGTGACAAAGCGTAAGGGTAGCCAGGGGCTCTTATCCTTTGGAGCTTTACCATAAGTATCAGGCAGTATCTTGTCATCAGCTTCCTGATACCAAGTCCATCCTTTCTTAGTCAGCTTGATGCAGGTAAAAACATCTACATCTTTTTCAAATTTACTGCCAACACTAGAGTCAACAACACTCAACTGCTTTGGGTTCTCAAATTCAGGACCCAGCATTGAACGGTTGACACGCTCTCGTGTGACAATCTCAGTGAGGTTACCGTTACCATCTCGCTCGACAACGTAACGATTCAAGGGGTACATCTTCATGCCATCTTTGCTCATGTAAAGCAAGGCATTACCAGTGACCACTAGATGCTTGATTGCTGAAAAGATCTGAACACGATCAGTAGAAGCAGCGATGCTTTCCATGATCATGCGTTCAATCTTAGCAAAGCTTAGATCCAATTCACTCTTTGCTTCGGCAGGGATCTCAACTCCTAACTTGGAGTCATCCAACTGAAGTTTAAAGAACGAAGTGCTAGGAGGTAGTAGACCCAACATCAATTTAGATGCTAGAGTCACCACTCCCTTTGCACCTACCGATTGCCAAGGAGTCTTGAACCGAGTGTGATCGGTTGTTGTCTCCTCATGCATTAGCAGAGTAGGGATTGTTAGCTTAGAGCACTCAAGTGCAATGTCGAGAAAGGCGGTACGGCCACTGGTCAGTTCATGATACCGTTGCCGTGCGCTTTTCATAATTAATAATTTGTACCAGTGCTACCGCCAATGTTTAGTCCTTGACCAGGAGCAGTCTGTAGAGATGCTGTGCCAGTCCTTAGACGCTCACGTTTCTTAGAAGATGTATCTTTCTTTTTTAAGGTAGCCTTTTCATCTGCGGTAAGCTCAGGTGCAGGGGTAGCACTAGCAGGTTTAGTTGGGTCTACTTTCTGCACTGGAGCTGGAGGTGGTGGTGGTGTAGGTAGTGGGGGGGTCGATTGTGATCCTTGTTGTCCGCCGCCGAAACACATAATTAATCCTTGGATAATTTTTCTTTTAAAAATCTAACAACTGAAACTTGGCCAGCTCGAAAAGAAATTTCTTTGTCATCGAGCGTGTAGTCAGGAAACTCGTCAGGAAATAGTTCATCAAGTTCTTCTAATAGCCGATCAAACTCAGCCGTACTCAGGAAGATTGACATTGGAGTGCTCAAAAAATGCGGGCATACGAGCACGTCGTGAAGCAATCAAACCTTCTGCCTTGCCACTGTATAGAAGGCTGTCAGACTGCTTCAACCAGAACTCACGGTCGAGGTAAGGATCAGTAGGATTAGATCCTAGTGGCTGCATGATCCATGCTACTGTTGCTTTGCGAAGCTTGTCCAGGTTTTGTGTAACCGTGAGGCCAAGCTCTTTGCAGACGAGACTGTTCGAGGCAACGTGGACTTGCTCGTCTCTTGAGATATCCGCCGATACAGTACGGCATCCTGCGTCCCCATTCCATCTGAAGAAAGGAAGCAGCACGAAAAACACGGACCTCTCGAGCACCATGGCCTTGAGCACGGGATGCTCGGTGGCATCGATCCATGCTCGTTGGATAGCTTGTGCTTCAGGGATGTCTTGAAGCCTGTGAGCTTTTGCAATATAGTTGAGGGCAAGGTCATGCTTCTCTTCATCTTTGATGTTGCTTTCAAGAAGTTCTTTAGCAGCAATAGGGTAGTCTTTTTCTAGGGCACCTTCAATAAAATCTCCAACGGGGATCTCAAGGTTACGTAAGGACAGAGCCCGAAGCATAGCTTCTTCGGACCCTTCTTTGAATTGACCTGCTTCCACTTGTACGGGAGTCCAGGTACGTTTACGAGATAGTAGTTTCTGATAAGGATTCATTCTGCACAATCACAATCGGGGGCGTTGTTTGTGGCAGCTTCAGCCCAGAACTTTTCTACATCTAAGTCTTCAAGTGCAGCCATGGCATTACTCTTATCTTGAGTGTCCGGCATAACTTGTAATGAATAGTAGAGAGAAGTCTGTGGGCTAGCGAGCCACTCTTCGATGAAGGATTGGTCGTAGGTCACGACGTCGCTCCAGCTATTCATGGAATATCCATGCATCAATCCTGTGTTGTTCAACAGGATCATAATATTATCGGCAACCATACGGTATGCCTCCCAGCCTACCTCTGAGGCAATCTCACAGGGGCCGTAATCAAAGTGTTCTACACCAAACGTTCCACTGTCTCGGTCTACTTCAGTAGAGATAGGTGGAGCAATTTCAGGGCAGGTGGTATAACCATCAAGGTCTTTGTAGCGGTAGCTGCACGAGGCAGTTGGTGCAATGGCAAAGGCACGAACCATGTTGTAAGACTTTGCAATCTCTGCAGCAGCTTCAATACCTTTCTTTAGGCTGACTGCTATGTCCCATGCAGGCCATTCTCTAGACTCAGAATCACCAGTGACTAAGCTTTCAAGAGCCAAGCCAAAGTCTTTATAACTTACTCCGTACCTCCGTAAGAGGTTGGCCAGTCCAAGCATTCCGAGTCCGACTTGCCTGTCCACTTCGGGTGACAAGTATTCACCAGACTGTCCAACCCCTGTCTTACTATGGAGTGAGCACAGCTCGGACATACCCGCAATGAAAGCAGAGGGGATTGTTCCGACTGTACAGGCACCAAGAGAGATGTGCTGCAACAAGCAAGTTCCTCGTGAGGGCAAGTAAACCTCAAGACAGACGTTGCCGAAGATTCTGTTTCCATTTGAGTCGTAGCGAACTTTGTTTAACCAGATGTCTCCCTTCTTAATACCTTTGAGAAGAGCATCTTTCTTTTCTTGACTTGCTTCGTCCCACCACTCTTGTGTGATGTTGACGCAGCGTTTGACCCAAGGCAAGACATCACGTGGTGTCTCAATGAACTCTATCAGATCATCATGCCGAGCGTCAATATGCAACACTATCGCGCCGTTCTTATATTTTCCACCCCTTCTGAGAGTTTCGTTAAGAGCCGAATAGATTCGTCCAAATGATACAGGACCACTCGCAACGACGCCAGACTCTCTCTCGAAGCCTCGTGGGTCAAGTTCTGATAGGTGGATTGCAACGCCAGCGCCGTTTCGGAGAGCGTGACTAGCGAATCTCCATGATGCTTCGATTCCATCGGGACCTTCCATTTCATTTGAGACATTTATAACCGTGCACGACACGGGAAGTCGGCCCTTTGGATCATCGATCCATGATTGAACACGACCAGTGCGGGCGATCAGATCAGTAGACATTTATACTAAGTCGTTGAGTGTAGGTGGTTTGTAGTTAGGACCTTTGAGAACTTTACCGTCATCCCGGTAAACAGGTTTGCCATCATCACCAAGCTTTGACATGTTGGACTGATGTACACGATTCATTGCTGTGTCAAGGTCCCATTCTTGACTAGCAGCAAACTGGTATGCAACATACACCAGATCTGCAAGCTCTTTTAATTGCTCACAGTCGTCCTTGAAATGGTATGCCTCATGAAACTCACTCCACTCTTCATCGATCAAAGATTTCTGGATTGATTTCTTCTTGGTCCCTGTCGTCAGAGAATAGGCTGATCGGAATTCCTCCGCTTGGTCCAGTAGACTGGTGTGAATGTACGAGTTCATTTTCAAGATAGTGGATAGCTTTTTTAATGTCGGAAGCCTTTGTTGCAGCACTTTTGTGACCGGCACGGCAAATATATTTAACTGCACAGCCAAGATGATAGTTTAGTTCCCAGTCTCTGATTGCATCCCAGCATTCAATTGATCCTCGGGTGTAGTAGGCAGGTGAGAAGTGGGCCATAGTTTAACTAGGTTAGAAACGGTATTGGAAAGGACAAAGTTCTGATGCTGTAAAGCTTCAAAGACAGTGATGATGTCTGCTTTGTCTGCGTGTTTGAGTGTGTCGTTAATTCTCCTCATCTTGAATTGCTGCTCCATTGTCAGCTCCAAGACAGGAGGCGGGGGTCCAAAGAATTGGTTGTGCGAGTCGGAAGTCATAGTCTTCGTGCTGTAGAATCTTAGCTAGCCGAGCATTGAGAAGAGCATCATCGTCTGATAATCCTTTCTCTCTGTATGCTTGACACACAGCTTCCCAGTGAAAGTCACACTTGTCAAGTAAATCAGCAGCACGCTTGACTCCGATACCAGGACAGCCAGGGTACCCATCAGTTGGGTCACCAGCTAGTGACTGTATCATATGCCAGCGGTCTCCATCTTCCTTGGTGATCTCTTCTACTTCACCCTTCATGTCCCAATAAGTACCAGGAATCTGACGTAAGTCCTTGTCTGGACTACACAGAATGGTATCAGTGGAGTTAGGGCTGGTAGCGTCAATGCCAAGGGAGTCGTCAGCTTCAAGGCCGCGACGGGTGACAGTGCTGTAATTCAACTCACACCAGTTAACCAGACGTCTGTATCCTAGTGGCTTACGACGATTCCGGTGACCCTTGTAATCTGGGTAAATTTTTTTACGGAAATTTTCAAAGGATGAGAAGTATAGGATAACTGTGTCATCCATCATGTCTGTTGTGAGTTTTCTAAGCTCACGTTCAAACATTTTTACAACTTCACTGAAGTTAGATTGAGCAATGATAACATCGTTACCAAAATCAATCGAATCTTCATTAGCTTGTGCACATTTGTATGCAGTGTAGTCAGCGTCAATTAAAAGCATTAGTGAACTTGTGCCCAGTTATCTCCGATCTGTGCGTCTGCATCGATACGGATCCTGAGTTTATAATAATTACCAGCCATAGCGGCTGATGTGGTGCAGATTGATGCAACTTGATCAGCTACATCAGGAGGACAACCAAGGGCTTGTTCATCATGCACAAAGGCGTACCTTTCGTGCTTGATTCCTTGGAGCCTATCATGGGTGATTAGTAGCCACCGCTTCGCCAGGACCCCGGCTGCCGACTGCAGCAAGAAGTTCAGTGCTTTATGCGGCGAGTCAACGAGGATATTACGACCGTCGATAGATCGAATGGAACCATTTTCCTTCGCCTTACGTTTGACTGCCTCAACGAAGCTCTCCAGGCCAGGTATGGCATCAAGGTACGCCTTACGTATCTCTTCACCCTTCGACTTAGCCTGTTGTTTAGAAAGCTGTGGATCATAGCTGAGGCCGATGCGGACCGGCGACGCACCATAAAGGAACGCATACGTGACCGTTTTGACCGCCCTGCGGGAGATCCCAATCTTATCAGCATTGACTTGATGTATGTCATCATTAAGAAGGATGTCAGCATAACGCCCATCATCATAGGGAGATAAGTAATGGGCAAAGATTCTTAGTTCTATCCCTGAAAGGTCGCTATCTACTAGCTTCCAGCCAGGGCGAGTTGTGAACAGCTCTCTGCAGTCAGCATCACTTGAAACCTGGGCCAAGTTTGGACGTGCATGAGCCATTCGATGGGTGGCAGCGCCTATAAAACAGGAGTGGTGAAGTCTGCCATTCTTGACCAACTTCAACCATGCGTTGTTGCCTTGCGACAGCATTCCAAGCTTCTTTTGTGTTTCAAGAATCTTGACGAATAACAACGCTTCTTCTGTACCTATGTCCTTCAAAACTGTTTCATCAATAACTGGCTTACCAGTTTCTGTGAGTTTTGTAAACTCCCATTTCTGAAACTCTTTGAAGTACCAGGCAATGTGATCGCGGCTACTAGGATTAAAGTCTTTGAGCCGTTGCATCTCTGCACCAGCAACATAGCCTTGAGTCTTGTTGTCACGTTTTGGTGTGAATAGGTTACCAGGGACAGCATAGCATAAGCCTCCAGCGCACTCTCTAAGGCTCTCTAAGGACGTGAGAAGGGTGTTCTCTAGCTCCTGGGCCTTACGTACGTTAAAGGGCCATCCTACGGCCTCCTGGGCAGCCATTAGCTCAGCAACGCTGTGCTCTAGCTGTACCGCTTCAGGTATTTCTGGAAATGTTTCCATAGTTTGGATAATACAGCAACGTCTTGGACGCAATAATC